CGCAACAAGGAAAGCTCAAAGATGCTTTTATGGTAGACATAAAGTCTATGCGATCTGCATTAAAAAAATTAGATAAATACATAAAAGATTATCCTCATCATATTTGTATTGGCAATCATGAGCTGCGTGTTCATAAATTTGAAGAAAAAATACCTGAGATAGCTGGTATGATGAAACATGAATTATATTCTGCATTTGAAGATTATGGTTGGACACATACAGAATATGGTGAATTTAAGTATGTAGCTGGAGTTGCCTTTGTCCATGCACCATTAAACATAATGGGTAAGGAATATGGGGGTAAAAATGCTGAAGTACAAATAGGCAATGATTCCTTACATGACCTAGTATTTGGGCATACTCATAAAGCTAGAGACTGGAAAGCAGTCAAAATTGGCTACGACAAATGGGTAAGAATAGTAAATGTCGGTTGTAGTTTGCCATACGGTCATATAGAAGAATACGCAAAACTAAATATGAATGGCTGGTCTTGGTGTGTTACTGAACTAGGCATTTGGGATAATCATGTCCAAGAAACAAATTTTGTTTCAATGGATAGATTGGAGCGTGAATATGGAAAAACTTAAGAGCATGTGGAGTGGTCTCAAAAGATCAGTGCAAATAGGCATTATCGGTTTTGTGATTATACTTCTTATTGTCCTAGTATCTAATATTGGTTAAGATACATGGAGTTTATTATATTGGCTATTGTATCAGCCTTTGCTGGTACTTTAGCCGATAACGTTATTAACAGTGCAACAAGCACAGGAGGTACAAATATGTTAGGTGGATTGCCAGTTGAAATGATTACTATGTTAGGTAGTTCTGTACTAGGTGGCGTCATGTCCATCTGGTCACAAAGTATCAAAGCAAAACAAGATCAACAAAAAATGTTATTAGCTAGAGCAGACAATCAAATGTCTCACATTGAAAAAGCTAGAACATATGACAATAAAGGTTTTCAATGGACTAGAAGAATAATAGCTCTATCTGCTGTATTCGGTATTATCATATGGCCGAAAATAGTTCCTGTATTTTTTGATACTTCGGTATGGATTACATGGACTGAGTTCAGTAGAGGATTATTATTTTTAATTGAAAGAAAAGAAGTTGTAATGGACAAAGAATATTTTGGTGTAGTTATTACTCCATTAGACACACATTTGATGTCAGCCATCATTGGACTGTATTTTGGTGGAAGTTTAGTAAAAAAGTAGCTCATATTTGAGCATACAGCATCTAATTAGATGTTCTTTGATAAATCATACACAGGAGTTTCACTTTCCTCCCAGTAGTGAAATAAAGGGGGTTTATGTGCAAATAACATATTTACCCCCTTATTTAGTTGAAACAATATAATTAGGAACAGAATATTATTAAAAACTGCATTATATCAGCTCAGGAGGAAGGCATACTAGGTATGTAACCCAAGCCATGTCTATCAACCAAATCTTTTGTTGTAGCATCTTAAACAAAACCATTCTGTATTATCATCATAAGTATTGTTAGTACCTATGAATGGTATCATGACTGGCTGAGTATACTCTCTATCACAATCATGACACTTATGTTTACCTTCGTTACCTCTAGAATGGTATGTCCTCTTTAGTTTCGCTAGACGCTGAAGTCTTAGTACCTTGCCCACTGTTGCCTCCAATCATTTTGAGTACACCTTTGAACTTAGGTAAAACTATTTCAGTTACATACTTTGTTTCACCTTGTTGATCATACGATCTAGTTTCTACTTGACCTTCAAGATACACAGTAGTTCCTTTGCGTACAAACTTTTCAATGGTAGCTGCTACATTTGGATCCCAACATACAACTCTATGCCATTGTGTTTTCTCTTGCCACTCACCTTGTTTGTTTTTGTATTTTTCAGAAGTAGCTACTGACATACCAGCAAACTTTTCTTCTCTAGCAGATACTTTTACTTCTGGGTCACTGCCAACTCTACCCAATATTATTACTTTGTTAATCATTGTTACCTCCTAACAAATTGTGTGTGAGTAGGCAATGAAGAACAATGCCCATAGCTGACCTACTCACGATCCCCAGCTATAGGCGACTTATACTGTCTTGCTGATCTTTTTCTTATCAGCAGTACCAGAATACTTTTCTTCAAGTTTCTGAACATATTTACTGTCGTCAAACTTACCCATAAATATATCAGAACATAAACCAAGATGACTAAACGCTTTTGTCAAAGCATCTGTCATAGCTTTCTTTGGTGCTTCATCATCAAGTGCGCCAGTCTTTCTGAATAGTTTTTGAACAGAACAAACTGGACCAAAGTAATTCCAAAACCAATCTGTCATTTCATTCTCTGTTTTACTTGTTGCAACTGATACTTCTGCAAATACTAAATCATTTGTATAAGTATAATTAACTGTGTAGTTCCAACCCTTACCAACTGGACCAAACATTTCTGTCATTCTCATAATCTGCCATTGTGGATCAATGGTAGTTATCTCACCAAATCCTTTGTTTACTCTTTTAGTAAATCTTGGATCAGTTTCTTTCATCTGATCCCAAATATTTCTATTTTCCGTCATTGTATCTCCATACTTTTACATTGTTTTGAAAACGATTCAAACGCCTATCGCCTGAATCTATTATATATTCCAACAACTTAAGCTCAGTTATTCTGGGCCTAATTGATGTAATATCTTCATTCATAATCTCGGCTACTTCTTCACAAGTAGCACCGTATGATCCTTTTCTTTTGAACACTTCAATAGCTTCTGTTCTAAGTATAGCTGCTCTACTATCAACTTTAGCTGCAGCTTCTTTGCTAGTGCTTTGTTCCTTGTATCCAGCTTTCAGTGGGTACTTCTTCTCCAAAGTGGATTTTAGAATCTTCTCCATTTGCTATCTTCTCCATTAAATTGAAGTCTACATAATCAGCTGGCTCTACTTCTGTTTCAACCATATACCAAAATATATGACAAGCTATCTCTAGCTTTCTTTGAAACTCTTTGTCAGCTTCTACTGTAAACACATTGTATCCCATGTTACCTTTCAGTATAGATAACACAGCTTTACTAAACCCAGTAACCATCATGTAATGTTGTAACTGAGGATAGTATTTATCTATTGTATTCTCATCTTTCGCAAAAGGATTTATGTGTTTAGCTTCAAACACTTTACCTTTTGCTACTCCATCAAGACTACCATAAATAAAATCATATTGTGGGTGTGTCCATATACTATTTATATTAACAACCCTTTCGCCAGTAACTTCCTGATACCATCGTCTATTAAATTCTTCGGTAAAGATTCCAAGTTGAACTGGCAATACACTTGATAAATCTGGTGGCTCTTGTCTGCCAACTTTCTCAAGCCATAAGTCTTTCCACTCGCCTTTGACAAGACGACTTGCGTCAGTACCTCCAATGCCTCTTGGTCTTTGGGGTGCTTTAAGTTTACCATTTCCTTTTCCCATTTAGTCAACACTCCTTTCATTAATCTGTCGTCGTCTACGAAGTTCTCGTTTATCTCGTTCCAAATCCCTTTGTGACTTCCCATATTTGTATCTCCTCCATATATAATCTTCGATCTTCTTGACCTTACGATTATCAGTAATTTTGTTTGATAAATAATTTTCACAGAAATAAAAATACATATCTGCTTCCAAATATCTAGCTGCTAGTCTCACCACGAACGATCTCTTCGATCGTCTTGCTTCTATGTGATCCATAACTTTTGGTAGCTTCTGTATCTTCCATTGCTGTAACTTGTTGCTTAATGCTTTTAGCAAGTTCACTCCCATAATCCTCCTCCAGTATATCACTCAAATACCACATTGCTTTGAGTATGTCTTGTTTTCCATTCTTTGCTTTATGTCTGATGATATACTTGATAGCATTACCTGTAGCGAAATCTAATCCATTCTGTCTTATAAAAGCAGAAAGCTGCATATTACTTTTACTATAATAGTCAGGACTTATGTTACTCATTCTATCTCCTTACAGTTACCACAATACCAATATGTACCATTACTAAATACTAAATCTACTCCACTGCACTTGCAGTTTTTCGGTTTATTATCTTCTTTGTATTTAATCTTTAATTGTGGTGATAATGTGTCAAAGTATGTGCCAACTTTTATTTTTGGCTTACTTTGTTTTCTTTGTCTTTTAATATTATTGTACATTCAAGAGAATTTGCCCAGCAACAAAATAAGAATCCACTTGGTTTCCGTATACCAACTTCCCATTTTGATACTAGACCTCTAGCACAACCAATAATATCATCAAGCCTTGATTGAGAATATCCTAATCTTTTTCTTTTCTCAATAAACTGCGGTATGATCTCATCAAAAAAAATACCTAGCTCTTTTTCTTTTGCCATACTGTTCTATAATTTTATTTAACAGTGATTGTCAAGTGCGTAGAGGGATTAGCTTGTGATCACCCTCAATCTTTTCCCGTATAGTCAAGTTTCTAATTTGACCAGTACTTCGAAACCACCCTCGAATAACTCAGACATTTGTCCATACTTCATCTTGAGTGTACCTTACAACCTATAAATTGTTGTTCAGTCATACGCTAATCCTGTCTGCATAACAGGAAACCATTGGGGGAGTAAGGTTTAAGGTACAATATACGATATACGATACTCCCTAGTTCTGCTATATACTTTCTTAGTAGGCAGTATAATACCCATGAGAAGCCACCTCATTATTCAGCAGAATGTTCTTTTATCCAGCTGGTGGATTTGTATCTAAGATTTTCCACCACCAGCTAGGATTCAGTATTGTATCTGTAACCAAGAGGATATCCCATTGGTTTTGACTATCCATACAATACTATTCTTATCCAGCCATAGCTGCTATCTCTCTCGGAGCGAAGCCATTAGCTTTATGTATTTCTTTTTGACATAACTCAATCCAATCATTGCTTTTCATCATATCAACAATCTGTTGTGATCTAGTTCTTGTCATATTCATAGGCATACCTTTACCTTCTGGGTTACTTGCCCAGTCGGTAGCAGTCTGATAAACCGAATACAAATTCATACCAAACTTAGCCTTGTATCTATCCCATAATGTAGACAGTTGTCTCATTCTGTAATCAGATACTCTAGGGTGTATATCATCTTTGATATGAGCTATTGTATTCTCAAACAAATGTTTGACTTGCCAGTTGTTGACCAT